AGAGAGACTATACACTAAAGAGGCTAAAGCTAAACGCGCTGCTGAGAGAGAAGCAGATAGAGTATCTACACGTGATGCAAGGGTAGCATCAGGAGAACTTAGAAAAAATAAGAATGGTGGAGGTTACTCTTATGCTGGTTCTGCCGCAGGACTAGAAGATTACAGAGCGTCTAAAGAAAAAGAATTTGAAGAAACAAGAACAGAAGCAGCTAAAGATTTCTTTGGAGGTATCTTTGCTAACGAGGGTGGCTTAGTAGCCAAACCAGCAGCTAAACAAAAGAACAACAAGACAACCCAGCGACGAAAAGGCTTAGGCACTAGGCCATAACTAAAAAGGAAAACTAATGCCACCAGAACTAACAACAGTAGAGAAGCCTAAAGTAGCAGGTTTTGTAGATAGCAACTACCGCAACGCTAACGCTCGACGTATTGCAGAAGAGGAAGCTGAGATTGCTAAACTTGATGCACCACAAGAAGAAGGTGAAGAACAAGAAAGTGTTGCAAAAGAGCAACAGGTAGATGCTAAGGAGCCTGAGACAGGGGAAGAACGCACATACAAGAAACGGTATGATGACATTCGCAAGCTCCAAAGCAACACTGCAGCAGAACTAAAAGCTATCAAGGCACAGCTAGACAACGCTAAAGAGCAGGGCATTGTACGTCCACCTAAGAGTGATGAGGATATTCAAGCTTGGGCAGACAAGTACCCTGATGTAGCAGCTATTGTTGAGACTATTGCTGAGAAGAAAGCACAAGAGAAGTTTAGCGTTGCAGAGGATCGTCTACGACAGATTGATGAAATGTCTGCAGAGGCTGACCGTAGTAAGTCTATGGATGCTATTCGTGACTCACACTCAGACTTTGATGACCTTAAGGAAAGCGATGAGGTCCACGATTGGGCAGGGGAACAGCCTAAGTGGGTTCAAGATGCTTTGTATGAGAATCAAGACGATCCACGCTCTGTAGTGCGGGTTATTGATCTATACAAGTCAGACAAGGGGCTAGACACTAAGTCACGCAAGAAGTCTACTAAGGATGCTGCATCTGCAGTTGTGACTAAGCGTACAACTAAACCAAGTCAAGCAAGTAGCGAGGTTGATTTCACTGAATCCATGATTAGCAAAATGTCTATGAAGGAATTTGAGAAGAACCAAGAAGCTATTATGGAAGCACAACGTGCAGGTAAATTTATTTATGACCTTTCTGGGGGTGCAAGGTAAATAAAAGCTTGACAACAAAACTTTACTAAGTATAACTATAGGTATAAGACATTAAACTGAGAGAGAAGCCCTACTTGATAGTAGCTACCTTCTCTCTCTATACTACTAAGCAACAACATTTTAATTAAGACCTACCTGAATTATTACAGGCCCGTTATTGTAACGCCACCCTAGAAAATGCAGCCTCTTAATCTTGTGTTAAGCTTACTTAAACCTAAGCCAAACATTCAATGGAGGATATATCATGGCTTTTACAACAGCAACGGGTTATGGCAATTTACCAAACGGTAATTTCAGCCCGATCATCTATTCTAAAAAAGTACAACTTGCATTCCGCAAGAGTACAGTCGTAGGCGACATTACTAACTCAGACTATTTTGGCGAGATTGCCTCACAAGGTGATACCGTTAAAATTATCAAAGAACCAGAAATTTCTGTTTCAGAGTATGCACGTGGCACGAATGTCACAGCACAAGATTTGCAGGATGACGATTTCAATTTGGTCATTGACAAAGCGAATTACTTTGCTTTCAAGATGGACGATATTGAAGAGGCCCACAGCCACATCAATTTCATGGACCTTGCAACAGGTCGTGCAGCCTATCGTTTGGCAGACAACCATGACCAAGAAGTTCTTGCTTATATGGCTGGCTACAAGCAGTCTTCTTTGCACAGCAAAGGCGATACCCTTAACACTACTGTTAATGGTTCTAAAGCCGTAAGCTCTGCAGGGGCTAATGAGTTGCTTTCTTCTATGCAGCTTCATAAAGGCGACTTTGGCAACATTACTACTGCGTCTGCTGGCACTCACTCAATTCCTGTGACTGCACGTATGCCCGGTGCTACTTCTTTGCCAACTGCTACCGTTTCTCCTGCAATGATTATTGCTCGTATGAAGCGTTTGCTTGACCAACAGCAAGTTGACTCACAAGGTCGCTGGCTGGTAGTTGATCCAGTATTCATGGAAATTCTTGCTGATGAAGATTCACGCTTCATGAATGCAGACTTCGGTGAAGCAGGTGGACTGCGTAACGGTCTAACCGTAAGCAACTTTCATGGCTTTCGTGTATACTCTTCGTCCAATCTGCCAGCACTAGGCACTGGACCGGGAACTGCAGGAACCGCAAACCAACTGACTAACCTCGGAGTAATTATGGCGGGACACGATTCCTCTGTAGCTACTGCGGAGCAAATCAATAAGACAGAAACATATCGTGACCCTGACAGCTTTGCTGACATTGTTCGTGGTATGCATTTATACGGTAGGAAGATTCTTCGTCCAGAAGCAATCGTCACTGCTCGTTATAACGCAGCGTAAGGGAGGATATAAACTATGGCTACTTTTGATATGACTTCCGTTGATACTGCTGGTGTTGGAGCAAACGTTCTTGCTGTTCCAACAGTAGTTGGTAATGTTGTACGGACTATTGAAGCAATTTTAGATATTGATGCTATGATTGCTGCAGGTGCTACCATTGCTAATGGTGACATTTTCCAACTGCTTGAAATCCCTTCTGAGTCAGTAGTCCTGACTGCTGGTGCGGAAATCATGAAGTCCTTTACTGCAAGTTGTACTTGTAATATTGACTATGCTGGTGGAGATGACATCATTGATGGTGCTGCGCTTGATGCTGCTGCTGGTACATACCTTGCAGCAGGTACTAATGGGTATACTAATACTGTTGGTACTGGTGCAGCTTCTACACCTAATGCAGACTTCCATGCTTCACAACTAGCTGGTGTAGCTGCTTCAGATACCATTGATGTTGTTGTCGCTGGTGCTGCTGCTGCTACTGGACGCTTACGTGTCTATGCAGTGATTGCTGATATTTCGGCTGCTCACACTGAGGCTGGTGAAGCCCAACGTGATCTGCTGTAATATAATATATACTTTTGGGGCTGGCTATATGCTGGCCCCTTTAGTGCATCTTGAGGAAACATAATGGCTCTTACATTTCTTTCATTAACCAACGATGTTATTTCCCGTATGAACGAAGTACAACTTACTTCTAGTAATTTTACGGATGCTAGGGGTGTACAGATTCAATGTAAGAATGCTGTTAATGAAGCTATCAGATACATTAATCAGAAAGAGTTTGGTTATCCCTTTAATCATGCTACAGAAACCGCTACATTAGTTCCCGGCACAGTAAGATACACTTTACCTACTAGTGCTAAACACATTGATTACAATACTGCTAGGATTAAAAAGAATACTGATCTTAATGTTTCTGGCACTAACTTAGTTAAACTAGATTACAATGAATACATCAGTAAAGAATTTGCTAACCAAGAAGATGATATTGTTTCAACTACTTTAAATGGCTCACACTCTAGTTCTGTTACGACACTAACCCTTACATCTACTACAGGGTTTGCTGCATCAGGCACAGTACATATTGCTGGTGAGCAAGTTATCTATTCTGCAATATCTGGCAATGACCTCACAGGCTGTACTAGGGGTGCTAGTGGCACTACTGCAGCAACGCATAGTAGTGGGGTAAAGGTAGCTCAGTTTGATAACGGTAGTGTGCCACAGTACATTGTACGCACACTAGATAACAACTACTTGCTATACCCATTTCCTGATAAAGAATACACTCTAACATTTGATTACTTTACATTCCCTGATGACTTAACTGCACATGGAGATGTTACTACTATCCCAGATAGATTTGCTCCTATTGTTATTGATGGAGCCTCTGGGTTTGTTTATCAGTATCGTGGTGAAATGCAACAGTACCAATTAAACTTTACACGGTTTGAGCAAGGCATTAAGAATATGCAGAGCTTGCTTATAAATAAATACGAGTACGTAAGATCAACTGTAGTCTACAGACCTAGTAGATTTAGTGGTGGGGTTTCCTTTTAATGCCTGATAGTTCCCAAGTACAACCAGTAGCATTTAACTGTGAGGGCGGTTTAGTTTTAAATCGTTCTACTTTTCTTATGCAACCGGGAGAGGCACTAGAACTAGAAAACTTTGAACCAGACATTGAGGGTGGCTACAGAAGAATAGATGGCTACAGTAAATTTATAAATCACGTAGTTCCTTTTACATCAAGCAATTCTGAAAAAGTATTAATGGTAGCTAACTTTGCAAACAAAGTAGTAGCAGCCAGAGGTGAAAAGATATTCAGTGCTGCTTCTACGGAGTTGTTTGCAAAGATACTAGCAGCTACAGGTATGACAGGCTCTGGTACTATTACAGTAGATAGCACTACAGGGTTTTCTTCTAGTGGTACATTACAAATATCTTCTGAAATATTTACCTACACAGGAGTTACAAGCACTACCTTTACAGGAGTAACACGTGCAACTTCTAGTACCACTGCAGCAGCCCACGCACTTAATACTATTATTTCAGAGAACTGGACAGTAAGAGATACGGGTAGAACAAACGCAGTAAAGTATAGATTTGAAAGATTTAACTTTGATGGCAATGATAAGATTATTGTTGTTGATGAAACAAATGTACCTACAGTTTTTAATAGTGCTATCTCAGCTACTGATGTAAGTGCTAGTAGTGTAACAGGTTCTAAGTTTGTAGCAGCTTATAAGTCTCACATGTTTTATGCAGGTAAATCTACTACACCTGCAGAGCTAATATTTAGTGTACCCTTTGATGAAGACAATTTTACTAGCGGTTCTGGTGCTGGTAGCATTAAAGTAGATGATGACATTACTGGACTAAAAGTTTTTCGTGATAGTTTATTTATCTTTTGTGCAAACAGAATATTTAAACTAACGGGTTCTACTTCTAGTGACTTTGCAGTGCAAGCTGTTACTAGAAATATTGGTTGCGTTAATGGTGATACCATTCAAGAATTTGGTGGTGACTTACTATTCCTTGGACCTGATGGTCTTCGTACTGTTGCTGCTACTGCAAGAATTGGTGACACTGAACTTGGTACTATTAGTAAGAACGTACAGTCAGTATTTGATTTAAATATAAGAGACTCAACATTTTTTGAAAGTGTTGTTATACAAGATAAGACACAGTATAGATTATTCTTTACTAAAGCAAACCAAGCAGAAAATATTACAAGGGGTATTATCTGTGTAATGAAAGCTGACAAGTATGAGTTTTCAGAGATACGTGGGATTAAACCTTCAGCTACTGATAGCTTTGTTGAAGAAGGTAATGTTATAGTATTACATGGTGACTTCAGTGGCTTTATACATAGGCAAGAAAAAGGTAACACTTTTGATGGTACACCCATACTAGGTAGATACAGAAGTGCCGACATGGGTTTTGGAGACACAGGTATCCGAAAGCATATGCAAAGAGTTATTGTTAAT